CGTGTGATAGATTTGGGGTTTCGTTCCCGGTTTGACCGGGCGATTACCAAAAAATCTATCCATCAACACGTAGTCCTGTACGCGTGATGCAAGGCAGGCGGCCGCTGCCCCTTCCCCGGGATGATACCCGGGATGCACCTTTCTCCACGCTACGTCGTGAACGATTTTACACGACGGGACACCTAACCGGCACTACCAACCCGAAGGAGGTAGCCTATAAGCACCAACCAGTTTGATGTCCAACGAGCCTCGCTCCACGATGATGCGGTGGTCCGGTGAGAAGATATCGCCCGTACGATGTTCTATACGGCGCAACGTCTCCCAATAGACTCCTACTTCATCAGAGCTACAAGGGACCAACGCACGGTGATCAGGAGAAAACACATCGCCAACCCTGTTACAGGTCAGGCGCAGCGCCTCCTCAAGTCGATCCGTGTCGTCGGTAACTGTATGCGCACTATCATCATAGCGCACGACAGTCGTTGCTACACAAATCTCTAAACGCTGATAACGAGCGTTCCAGCGCCGCTGTGCCCTGTAATTATCGGCCACGGTGAATAGAGACCCTTCGATGGGTCCTCCGAGAAGAATGGAGGAGCCGCAATCGTCGCGAGTAACATGCGAACGATTCGAAGTCGTAGCAACCAGAAACGCCGATAGTGGGCCTGATTGGCCATATCGACGAGACCCTCGTATAGCGAGGCGTGACGAGGATGTAGGCCCTCTCCCGGATAATAGAACCTCCGAGAAATCTTCATGGGCGTCACATCCACACCATCATAGCCCTCCACACCACACGACTCACGAAATCTGGTCGGCGTGCAGTAGGATTTGGACTCGTTGACAACGAACCCCAACGATTCCAACACGAGCACAACGTCGTGGTACACGGCGTCGGCCACTATGATGTCGTCAACGTACACTCGCCACGTGGGGAAATACCCCAAATACGTGGCTTGCGCACGTCGTACAGCATACTCCACCGCCGCTGCGAAGACCAACGTCTGAATGGGAAAGCATAACGCTGAACCCATCGGCGCGAACTTACGCAGCGAGACCATGGTCCCGTCAGGAAGCTTTGCGGTCGTAGACCGCGTGGCCACCAACATAGACCATATCTCTGTACGGTAGAAGAGCCGTTCCACAATGTCGAACGTTACACGATCTGAGGCGGCAGACAAATCGATGGTTGCAAAACCACCATCTGCCGATCCTCGCAGGGCTAGTTCCCCGTTCAGCTCCTGCTTGCGCAGGTCTATATGCTGTGACAGGTAGCTATGTCCATGGATCCATTTGTACAGGATCTTCCGGAGGGCCTGCTGAAAGAACTGCAATGTTGCAGGTTCCTTCGAGATCGTGCGCCTCGTCTTTATGCTTTTAGGCACGAAGACGATCTCCGTCACTCGGCTGAACTTGGCCAGAGGATAGGGAGTAAAGCTACACGTCCGAGCCCCTACGTGCTCCATCAACGCGTCATCTAAGACAGCGTCGGACCCGAAAGCCCGATACTTATCTG